ATCAGTTAAGTTGGTTAAAGCAGTATTACCATTTCTATCATAAACAACTGTATCGCCAGTCGCCCAACCATGACTTGTAATCGTTATTTGATTACTAGAAATAGTATTAGAATCAAAAGTCTTTGCTGTATCATATTCCGTTGTAAAACCTGCAACAACAAAATCTCTTATAACAGATAAATATTTTACTTTAACATCTGAAACTAAATCTGAAAAAAGACTATCAACTCCTTCTTCAAACTTTTGAATATAATTTGCATTATTAGCGGCAATAATATTTTTACCAAACTGTGTAAAAGCCCAGAAATCTCTTTCTTTTTCTGTAGTAGAGTTTGAATATCCACCTGCTTTTGATTTATCAATAAATTCCTGTGAACTATTCATTTGATACAATTTTGTTGCATCACCCGCATAGTTGGTTGTTCCACCACCAGAGAAAGATGTAAATAAACCTACGGCATTTCCTGTTAAAGCTGTTGTGCTTAACTCTTGAAAACCAGGTAGGGACTTATACCCCACTTTCAAAGGTAAAACATTGTCAGCTTTTAAAGCGCCTGTGTTCTGAAACGTAGGCAAATCAGCTTGTAACTCGCCAAATGGTATCATCGGTAAACTCTGCGTTTAGGGGCAAATTGCGTTGAAGTCATTTGCATAGGAGAAGAAGAATGTTTTCCCTTCTCATCACTCAAATTAGCTTTCTGAACAGCTTCATTAAAAAGATTAGCCCATACAGGCAATCTTTCATCATTTTGAATAAAAGGAGTTGCTTCTAAAATACTTCCATACAAATACAGTTCGGGGTAGTTAGTTAAAATATCATTCGTGGTGTTAGAATCAGATAAACCTGTAACACGCTTATAATAATACATGTTAATCGTGTAAACGCCATCTGGTGTTGGACCAAAATAAACCTTGTTTCCAATAATTGTGTAGTACACAGGCATACTATTTCCCGCATCTACATACACCCTGTTCAATTCATTCGGAGCCATGTATTGCAGTTCTGTTTGAGGACTTGCTGAAGTATTTTGAATTGCAATAAATTCTAAAAAACCTGTTGGTACATCAATGTACTTTTGACCTGCAACTGTTGGAGACGTTGTATTAACAGCCATTTCACGCAAACGTAAATCTTTTGCATGGCGTGATTCAGCTAAATCAATAAACGTATCTATGTTTGATGTTAAGTCATCCCTATTGAGATAACTTGCAATCTCCGTTTTTAAATTTGAATAAGTATCTAATGCCATTTAAACTGTTCCTTGCCATACTCGAAATGCTCTGTTGTCTGAATTGTTTAACCATTTTTTAAATCTTTTATGGTCTTTAATACCCCCTGTTGGAGACATAATTCCTTTTTTTGCCAGTTGTTCAACAATAATCAAGGGGATAGATGCAACATGATTAAGTTCCTTACTCTTGCTGACACCTTCCCCTAAACTTTGTTTTTTTTTATTTTCTTCAATAACAGGAGTTACATCCTGGGTTCTTTCAATGTGAAATTTTCCTTCACTTTCATCGGCAATAAAATTTGTATCAACTATATCTTTAGAAATAGGTAATTTTTTTGACATTACGATGAAAGTTCTGTTACTGAAATTTGTCCTGCTCCCGTTGCGTATGCAGAAACAGTATCAGAAGGACTTGTTTTCATAGTTATTGAATCATCGGCACTCAATAACATTCCGTCTTTATTTGCAGCAGTACCTTCTAGTTTAATATAAGCATCAACGCTTGTTGATATATGGACTAAATATACATCAGCAGAAATAGCAGTTGTTAAAACTCCTGCTCCTGAATGATCTTGTACTGTATATTTAATTGGTCTGTATTGATAAGTTCGTGCCATGATGTATCCCTATCTTCTAATAACGTAACTTACATCTGCCGTAGTAGCCGCTGTTTGTTCGCCATTGCTTTTAATGTGAAGTGCGTCTCCTGCATCAAGCAATACTTCTCCACCAATAGCTAACGCTATACCAGTTTCATCAACAGTAGCATCAGCCAAAGTAGCATCAACAGTTGTGTCCGTGCCATTTTTCATAATGTCGAAAGTTGTTGTTGCATCAATGACAGTATGCACATTCATGTAAATTTCTTTTAATTCTCCCCTATCAGGAATTACACAAACAGGACTTGCATTGTCGGCTGTTTGAATGGCGGTCATATTGCCGCCCATAATAAAATAATCGTTTAAAGTTCTCATTGTTTCCTCATTGTTCCGATCTTTCGATCTTCAATAAATAAGGGGCCTATAAAGGCCCCCTAGGTTTCCTTAACTTAACCTAAAATTAAGAAGTAGTTAAATCTGCAACTATGCCAGAAGATGATTGGTTTCTTGCAACCACTCCACCTTCCATTAACAATAACATGTGAGTGTTATCACCAGTTTTTGCTAGTTGAGTGTTTTGGAATGGACGTAGAACATTGAAACCCCAATATTCAGAGTCTATTACCCAACAATCCCTGTCTCGCTGAAAACGATTGGGTTTGACTGTTAAGGTTCCAAAATCTGACTGGTACACATCTATTGCCGCAACAATAGTTTTTGCAGGAACTTCTCTGATTGCAGTTGAACCGCCTGTGAAGCCAGAGATCGCTTGTTTGTTAAATGGACCCACCATAATAGTGTCTGGGTTTCCACCTGCAACAAAACATTCCCTGATTACTTCTTTCAGCATTGATTCTGCAAACACTCTTTGAGTTCCATCAGTTCTTGTGCCTGAAGGTACTCCGTTTGTGTGAGCTGCATCCGCTCCACCTGCACCAACACTAGAGTTTCCTCTTATCCATGTTAATAATCCTGCTGTTTTTCTAGCTGCGTTAGACGCACCTACAGTAGGAATAACATTTGATTGTGTGATACCTGCTTCTACGTCTCTTTTTAGCTCCTTACTATTTTTGGCCAAACTATATGCGAGTTGAGTGCTGCGTCCTGCCGCATCAACAGCATCGTCTGTACCTGTGATGGTAAAGTTCTTTGCGTAGATTTGTGTATAGTTATGAATCTCTTCTGTAGCACTTTGTGCGGTTGCTGTGTAATCATCCCCTTCAACTTGAAAGTTATCTTTATCAGCAGCAGCAAGAGAGTCTGTAAGCCACTTAAACTGTGTGTTAGTAGCTTTTCCTTTTCCCATACTAGAGAACATAGGTGTATCAGTTGGTGAAATATTATAGATAATATCACTAAGCTGTTCACGTATGCCCGACATATCGTATGTGTCAAAGGTATTGGTTGGCTGAGCCATACTTATTTTCTCCTAAAGTTGTTGGGCCTCCGTCCAAGCAAGAAAAGCATCTTTTGTTTTTCTATCATTCCCCTTATTGGGCGTATCCTTTTGGGAAGCCATTGCTTTTTGAATCGCAGACGCCTCTTCAGAAGATATTGGCTGTGAACCAGATGTTGTAACTCTAGGAACTCGTTTAACTTTCTTTCCGTCTAGTTTTGCTTTTTTTAATTTATCTAATTGCATTGCGTTGTACGCTACCAAAACTGTTCTGTGATCTGTTAAATTTTCAAGTTCCTGTGGAGTATACCCTTGTGATGTTAAAAACTTTTTAATATCAGTTCGAATTTTTTCCGCTTTATTAGGATCGGCAAGTTGCGGCAATTTCTCTATCAATTTCTTTTGTTCATTTTGCAGAACAACATTCATTTTTTTTTGATAATCAACTGCTTGATCTTGCTTTTCTTTATCTAATTCAGATTTTAATTTCATCTGCCGTTCACGTTCTCTTGTAACCATTGCCTGTGCCTTAACGTATTCCGTTGGATCTTCTTCAAAGAGACGTTCCAATTCAGAATCGCTAATTTTAGGCGGTTTAAGATTTCCAACAACTTCTTCAAGTCGTTTAACGTATTCGGATTTTTTTTGATTAGCCACGTTCATTTCATCTAATATTTTTTGACGTTCTGCCTCTATGGACTTACGTTCTTCACTTAGCTTAGATGTCTTTTGGCGGTAATCAGAATCTTTGGCGTAACCACTTTGTAATTCTGCTAAAGTAACTTTAATTGTCTCGCCATTGACTTTGACTTCATAAAGCTGCTCGTCAGTTTTCGATGTGGTGTCCTCTGACACTAATTCCAAATCGTCAGGTGTTAATTCCTGCTCTTCACTTTCAACTTTAGTAGATTGCTCTACTTTTGTTTCTTGTGTTATGTCCTCATTCCTTGTGGCTTTTTCCTCTTGCGAAGAATTTAAAAGGTTGATGATTTCGTTTTCTGCTGTTTGCTGATTAAGCGCAACAGATTCCTTTCCAGGTTGATCTGCCATTGTTTCTCCTTAATTTTTAATTAAAAATTTTATTTTCTTGAATGTCGGTCAATGTCTTATTCGCCAATTTTCCTGTCTCCATGACAGACGTAATTTCGTTGATAAGACTTTCCAACATTTTTCGCATGAGAAATATTTTTTCCCTTGCTTCCGTATCACGAAGAGGGGAGTTCAACCATTCCTGGTTTAGTCTCTCTTCGATCTTTTTTACTGCATCAGTAAAAATTTCGTCTTCTAGGATTCTCTTTGCTTGATTGCCTAGATGAATTTCTTTTGTTGACATTTATGCGGCTTTTAATTTATTGTTTAATGTTTCAATATGTTCGTCATCAT